GTCGTGGTGACGGTTGAAATCGGGATAACCGCCAGCTGGTCAATCAGCATTAACACGGCTGGTGCTGTGGTCGCAGCTGCACTAAAGGCGCTAACATTCATCAGGTGTTTAATGTCCGGCGATACATCGCCACCGTGCTGAATACCATTGGGCACTTGGGTACCGGTAATGGTTTGCGCCGTGACGGTTTGCGAGATATTGACCGTGTAAGTACCACCGTTATTCGCGCCTGTACCTGTACCCAATGCGGTGATATAGGTTCCAGGTGCTACGCCGGTGCCGGTAAGTAATGATCCTACAGTGAAACGGCCTGTACCATGGGTAGTATCGGTAAAGGTAGTCGTTGAAATGCTGCCGCCTAAAGCTGCCGTTGTCGCTGTATTCGACGTGGTTTCACTTAACGCCTGAAATGTTAAGTTGGTACCGCCGCCAATAATGGAGTTTTGAAACGGGTTCCCCGCGCCGGTCGACAAGTCATACCAAACCCCTGCAGCCTGAGTACCTACCGGCAAGGTGTTTTTATTCCAATCGGTGCGATTGAATTTGCCTGCTGAAAACGCGGCAATGATTTGATCCATGGACTGAATAGCCATTTTTTAACCCCATACGAAAGTAGCTGTACCATGAAGCGGTACACTGGCAAGAGAAGCTTGAGGGCATACCAACACGTTTAAGTAAGCGTCGTCCTCAATGATTGGTAGCTTGGTAACATCAACAAAGGTATTGCGCTCCATCGGTGCGTCCAAGGTCCTGAGCGCAAAATGTTCGATCGGTTTGACCAGCACAAAGGCAATCAAGCCAGTATCGGCACTTAAAAATTGCACGGAATCAATGGACCGAACGCCGGTATCACCTGCCTGTAACGGCAAAAAAGGCCCGCTGCTTAATGCGGTGGCGGGTGATGAAGTAATGACGGTGCCGTTAACCAATTGTGTGTTGCATGACACGGTAGGCGTAACCCTGCCGCTGACGCCGTTGCTATTGGTGTAAGTCACTCTGAATTGTGGATTGCCGACGCCGGATTGACCGGCGACCTCGACCGGCAAAATTCTTACCCCTTGACCTGTCACTGATCTGGGTAATGTCTCGGTATTGACCAGGAATTGTTCATCCGTGATGGACATATCGACAAACGGATAGTACAGCAAGTAGTCACACAGCAAGGACGGCAAAGGAGCCGCATTAGCGGTATTGCTCATTATCACGATCTGTTTGAGGTACTTGGTATAACCCAAGGCATTGACGTTGCCACCGTGCGGGATGCCGCCGTCCGTGCTCTGTTTAAGCGGCACAGCAATATTGGGCGATGCCGCGTAATAGTTTGGCACCGGGTTTCCAGGTGACATACTCAGGTCAAACCAAATACCTGCGCCAGTAATCTGTGTTGGGTTTTTCCGCCAACTGGTAAACCAAAAGCTGCCATTATTTTCAGCATTTACCAAGTCTGCAATGCTTCGTAAAGCCATGATTAATCAGCCGATACGGATAACGCCCCAATAGCAAACTGTGGCTGAATCCCCGCGCTAACATTCAGCGTTGAGCTTAAAGCGCCACTGATCATCATGGCCACCGCACCGGACGCCGTATCGACCACTGCAAAATGCGTAATAGCGGATGTGCCAGCCGTACAGGCTCCAAACTGAATCAAAGCGGCATTGGTAAAGGTTGATCCGCCATCCGTCCAGGCGGAGGCTTTGGTAAGCGCTACTCTGGAATAGCCGGTATAGTTGGCCTCGGCTGCTAATGATGCTGCTTCGCCAGGATCTGCGGTAAACAGGGCCAGATATTGGGTCGCGCCTGCTCTGTAAGCAGGATCTGTACCCTGCAAGAATAATTTAAGTGCGGCGTTTTCGGTGGTGTTGCTCAGTGACATGACAATCCTTTTTTAAGTTTAAAAAGCATTACATTTTAATGAGTGCTAATTTTGCTATTAATAAAGCTAAAATATACCAAAAAAAGGTGTTATACACCTAAAATAAGGTGTTTTTTGTAAAATATGCTTTAAAACTTGAGGAGGTTTTTTGCATGAAAGTGAACTGCCCAAATTGCCACGGCAAAGCGCGTATTACATCCCGTAACGATCTAGCGATTACCGTGTCTGATTTGTATTGCCAGTGCATGAACACCCGCGATTGTGGTGCGTCGTTTGTAGTGACACTGGCTTTTAAAAATTACCTTAATCCACCACTCACCAACACCCAACAATTAGCCGCGCATCTGCTGGGCAGTTTGACTAAAGACCAGCGTCAAGCGTTGCTGCAGAATGATTTGTTTCATTGAAATTAACAGCCCGTTTCAACGCTGACAACGCGCATTGTTTACCGCAGCATAAATACAGGTTTGCATTAAGCGTTTCGACTATCGCCGCGCGTAACCGGTCAATTTCATCCAGCATGGCTTTTCGCTCGTAGCTTTCTGTGCCGTTTATATGTGCATATTGCGGGTTGACTCTTGACCTGATATCACGCTCAAGCTCTTCAGTAAAATTAGACTTCATCACTTCCCCTTATCCAAAGAATTTTCAATCCGCCGGTCGATGGTGTAACTGACCGGCATGCAATGTTCGCCGTTAAAATCTCCACTCACAATGCGTGACTCGGCTTTGTCCTGGGCAAATTGCAAACATTCTGCGCTGTCCTGCAGGTCTTTAAGCCGCGCGCCGTAATGGTTGAAATAATTGATGATGTAATCGCCGGTTTTAATGCTCATCACGCACCTATCGTATTGTTTGAGTTAATACATCGACTAGCCAAAACTTATCGAATCGTAAAATATCGATATTGGCGGTGTAGTCGATGATGAATTTGCGCAGATCGGCGGCTTTGATGATGTATTCGATTTGAGTAACATCGTTGCGCTTTTCTGCTTTCAGCCAACCTTTTTGGATGTAACTGGCCAGGCTGCGAGTGGTGATGCCGGATAACCGCGACAGCTCACACAAGGTATAAATGCCTGCATCGACCCGCGCTTGTCTCTGCGTGATGCCCAGCACTTTGAGCTTTTGCAATATGCTGTGCTCGGTGCGGCGCTTGAAGCCTGCTTTAATCAGTTTTTCGATAATCCAATTTGGGGTTTGGTGAGAAAACTTTTCCAAGATTTCTGTTTCCTGGTCGGTCCAGTAAATCTGTGTTTTTTTACTGAACCGCACCACGCCCAGTACACAGGCGCGTCTGTGTATGCTGGTTGATGATATGCCCAGGCGCTGCGCGGCTTGTTTGACTAAACCAGAACAGTTAGCGCCTGATTGATAGGCATTGCGGATGATGCGGTCTTTGTGTTCATCAAAATGAATGGGTTTAGGTGCTGGCATTTGCGGTCTCCTTTTTGCGGCGTTTTTGTTCTTTGCGGATGGCCGCCAGTTTCTGGCTGGCGGCTTTTTGATCGTTGGCGTAATTGCTTTCCAGATTTTTCAAAGCCTGATCAGAAACATCAGCAATCTGGCGTTTGAACTCGCAAAATAGAAAGTCGGTTTTGCCTTGTTGGCGGGATGGCATGATGGTTTTCATGATTCGTCCTCGTCGTCTTCGTTCATGTCTTCCAAGCAATCCGGGCAGAAATGCGTATCCAGCGTGTCGTCATCAATCACCCAACAGGCGTTTTTAATGGCCATATCGCCTAACACTTTAAATCCCGTGTAAGACGGTTCCAGAACTTCGCCGCAGCCATCACATTCGATAATGGGTTTGAAGGTCATAACACCACCCCATCATCCATGATCAGCGTAGCGTTCGGCGCACTGTAGTATTTTTCTTGGCTGGGTTTTGTTATGTTAGGGTATATGTTCTTAGGTGGATTTACAGTAAATAAAGTACCAGCCATTTCAACTGTCTGAGTGCCCCTCAAAAATTGAGTTACATCAATATCGGTTCCATTTTTCATGCGGCGCTTATGCGCTTCAACTAAATGCAATATGGGGCGTTTCCTTCCCGTTTCCGTCATCGGTAGGCTACGCGCATAAAGAAGTGATTTTATTTCTTCGTTCATGCACCCTAAATGTACTTTCGCTATTTTTTCTTGGGCAGTAATTGACCAGCAATACTTTCTGTCGGATAAATATTGCAGCATAAAATATGCATTAATTTCCCTTTCAGAAATAATGTGTGGCTGTATTGATGCCAGTGACAACATATTTACTTTAACGCCTGGCCTATATCCTCTAACATCAGACATTAATTTATCGCAGGCTTTTATTTCTCCTGAATTACTAACTGTTATAAACGCCCTCTCACCTTCCACGCAATCATTTGTCATATATATATTAAAAATCTCGTATGAGATTCCTGGTCCGCGCTTGTGCCAATTCTTGCCTAAATCATTAACCTGACGATAATAATAAATTTGACAATACCCATGATATTTTCCTGGTGTTTCGTCTAATTCCGCGCGAGTTGCAATACATCCTGACTTTGGTAATTTGTCGTTTTTGACATCAAAATAATAATTTCCATTATTTTGCTCATACAAAACAATCCGGCTATTGCTAGGGAAGTACAGTCCTGATGACCTAACAATTTTTAAGTGCTCATCTTTCAATCGATCATTTCCAGCAACGTTATTATTATTTTTTATATTACTTTCAAAGCAAGCGATAATTCCGGCGGAAACGGTATCTTCAAAGTCGTCTTCCGCCCAGTAATCAATAGGTTCGTTCATGTTTTTCATAATTTTCTCCTCAAGCCTTAAACCGCCAACACCACACATTCCGGCCTTCTATTCGGCTTTTAACGCTGGTGTTGCCTAAATATTCCCGCTTCCGGCTTGTCGGTAGCCATCTGCGGAGTTCTTTGCTGTCGATGGTTTCCTGTTTCATATCCACGCAGGCGCGGCGGAAATGTTCCAGGTTGACAGCGATTTCTGTTTCACAGTGGTTGCTGTGATTCAGCAGGTGCAGGCCGCTTTGGATTGGCGGCACACAATCATCTTGATCACCGACCGGCACCGGGCGGCTGTTGAGGTAATCAAACAGCGCCCAAAACTGTTGTACGGTGGGATGATCTTCATTCAGTGATGCTTGCCGATCCGCGGCAATATTGATCAGCGTGGTGTGGATGCGGGAAATGTCTCGATCCAGAATGGGTACCACCAGTTTTAAACAATCGGCAAACGCCATGATCTTGGCGTGGTTCTCGACGATCCTTTGCAACTTGATGCCGGGGTTTTGTTGCAGGGTGATGCGGTGCTTTTTAAACGACTCGGTAAACTGCTTCATCACCGCTTCGGCTTTGCTGACGCTGTGCAACAAAAAGCCGCTGACTTGATCCACATCCAGCATGTTCAGGCGGTCTGAAGCAAACTTGCCGTCCATGCTGTGATGCGAACGATCAAAGGTTAAATGCACGATCCTGGTCATGATCGCTTCGGAAGCAATAACCGGCACGTTTTGCACGATCATCAGGCCGCTTTTAAAGGTGGGTTTTTTGGTGCTGTTGTCTTGGGTTTTTTGCCCAGTGACGCGACCAAATTCACCGTCGAAAAGGTCTTTTTGCTCATCCCAATTAAAGCGTTTTTGGTGGGCGTTTTCGGCCAGTTGTTCGTTGTCGGTTTCGTTGAATACCACCGGCAAGTTGGAGACTTCCGCCATTTTGCGGGTACGACCTGCCAGTGTGGAGCTGTTGGGGTTGAAAGATTCGCCTTCGCGGCCTAACAGCTTCCATAAAAAATCCACCATGTCGGATTTACCTGATCCGGCTTCGCCGACCACTTCCATAAATGGATAGCTGCGGTGTAAATGCCTGACTTGTTCGACAAATAAACAGCCAAACCACCACGACAACGCCACCAAGCCGCCCACGCCAAACGCGGTTTGATAATCGCTGAGCCAGTCGACAGGCTGTTTGATGTTGAGTTTTTGTTTGATGTCGACGGTGGTTTTGATGCCGCCTTGTTTCAGCTGGAAAAATGACTCTTTGTTGACGTTGAGGATTTTCCCACCCTGTACCGCATAATCAGGAAACACATAAGCGCCAGTAGCACGGTCGTATCCCACGTAATCCAGCGTGGTGACGATCTTGGGGATTCTGCACATCCAGTGCTTATACAGGTAGTCCAAATCTGGACCGGAGCCGGTGAACTGAGCTCCAGGGGCTTTTTGCATGGCGGCCTTTTTAAAGTCGCCAGACGCTCCGAAGGTTTTACCGGGAAACGGCAGCTGTATCTCCGGTGCGTGGTTGCTGAAGTTGAATCTGAAAAAATATTGTCCATCTTCTCCGTTCTCGGGTTGTTGGAAATACAGGAAATCCATTTTGAATGTGGCAATTTCTTTAATCTTTGAGGCATGGGCAAAGGCTCGGCTTTCGGCTTTAAGCGGATCTTCTTCATGTTCCTTGGTGACGGCTTTTTCATATTCGGTGGGGTCGATCTTGAATGAGTAGGTGCTGTTGCCAAAGGTAAACACAAAAAAGGTGCGGCGCGGATCGTGCTCCCACATCACTAGGGCTTTTTGCACATAACTTTTAGCCAGTTCGACGCGGCCTAAATAATGGTAGTGGTGCAGATCCTCTTCGGTGAGTTTGCGCAGTTTATGCAGATCGTTCCAGTCGGCTTTTTCTTCCGTTTCGGAGGATATGATCGCGCCGACCGTTTCTTTCATCTCCCGCAGGCGTTCGGCATGTTTTTTCAGGCAGCGGCGGCCCGTGGCGTCGTTGTCCAAGGCCAATATCCATTTAACATCCTTGCCCAAGTGCGGCTTGATGGCCTCACTGGGGAAGGTTCCGGATGACATGATGGCGCACGCTTTAAGGCCGTTAAGGTTTAAGGCGATAGCGTCTAAAATGCCCTCGCACAGATACACGCGGTCGCCGGGATTGATCACCAAGCCGGGCGGCTGCCACCACAAACCTTTAAAACTGCCTTTAAAGTTTTTGTTGCGGGTTTCCTTGTCGCCGTCTTCGGCGCTGATGGTCACGTCATCAATAAGGCGTTCCCACATCACGTCGTGCTTGTCGTCCAGATAAAAACGGACGCTGGCAGTGCCTTTGTCGCCGTGCGGATGCCAGTATTTACCTTGGCTGTACCAACCTTTGATTTTAGCCAGGTCAAAACCGCGTATTAAATGCAGGTAAGCATCGGCGGTGGCGTTGGGGTTTTCCGGTGTGGCTTGGTATTTTTTATTGAGGTTTTCGAATAGGTCTGGGAATAAATCCTTGCTAGTGGCGGCAAAATTGCAATTATTGGTCCGGTTGCACTGAATCACACCAGGCGTGGCGGTCCATGTCCACAATGTTTTTTTGCCGCAACTCGGACAAACACCTTCGCGCAGGTGTTCGCCGCGATGCTTGGCGTTATACGGCGGCGATTGCAGGCGCTGGATGATTTGTGGGTTGATCTTTTCAATCATGGGAAAACCGCAATTCCTTTAACGCTTCATCTCTGGCTTTAGCCAGCACATCAGGCGGTGGATTGGCATCGTCAACTTTCATGCCGACGCGTTCAGTAAATCTAAAAATCTGGTCTGACGTGGCGGCTGGCAGCCATTGCCGTAACCAGGCTTTATCGCTACGAATGGACTGGTGTGGCATCGACTAACTCCTGCAATAGTTCATCCAATGCTTCACGCGCGTCTGATAAATACTTAAGCAAAGGTTCAGCGTGATAGTAGGCGGTTAGTTTTTCGATGATCTTTCGGCGCTTGCCGTCGATGTTGTTGGCGGTGCAAAACTCCGAGGCGCGGATGGCTTGTTCGGTGTTAGCGTCGTAAACAAAGCCTTTTCGGTGCTGGTCGATCAGGATGTCCATTTCGTGCAGGGCTTTTTCAATGTCTTCCAGGCCTTTTCCGGTGGGGTGGTTGTAACGGCAAAGACGTTTAATCACATCACCGGCAAGATGACTGAAGCCGTTTTGATGTATAAATTCAATCGGCTGAATGGCCATGGTTTTGTAGTGGCTGCCGCCTATTTGTTTTTTTAGTGGGTTCATGACGACTATCCTTGTTTGATTAGGTTGTATGCGTGGCTTATGTAACCTGACTGGTGAATTGCATCAGATAAAGCATCATGTTTAACGCCAATGAAGGTGGCTGTTTTTGAAACATTAATCCCCGTAATGCGCTCTGCAATATCAACTAGAGTTCTGGTGTCTCGCTCCTGCCAATATTTCCAGGGTGTCATCATGCCGTGTCTATCCAAGGCATTACGGACAATCACCAGGTCAAAGGTAGAGCCGTTGCTCCAAACTTTGATTTCTTTGTTTTTGGGTATGAATTCTC